CGCCAATGCCAGAGAAGAGATCGATAGCGCGCAGCATTTGAACTTAGATAACATTATTATATCGACAATTTGACGAACTCACAAGAATCCATTTGTCTTGTTTTCGGTTGTTATCTTGTCAAGGAAGTCCTCGGTATGACTTTCCATCTTTTGCTGGAGTGTCTTCACACTTGCTGGCACCTCGTGATGAAAAGCAACCGAGTCCGTAACTCGAAGTTTTGCGGCATCCTGCACGGATATCCTTGTTCGTTTCATCCCGCGGTCTTCCTCTAAAAACTCAGTAACACCATCTGCAGGAGGACGTAGACACAACGCATCCACTGCTTCGTGCGTGTATGTTCGAACAGCCTTCTTCTTTCCCATCACGCGCTCCGAACCATCGGGCATTTTCTCTATGATTTTCTTGTTTCTCTCTATGAGAGCCCCCGGCAGTTTCTTGGCATCTCGCGTGAGCATCAACATCTTCCCGGGCATGGAAATGACCTGTTCCGGTGTCCTGAACCCAAGACGACTCATTGTTTCTAGATACACCACAAAGTCTTCCTTGGTAGTTCGCTCGGGAAGCACAAAAGTAACATTGGTGCTATTGTCAACATTGGTGCTATTGTCAATGCTATTGTCGACAATGTTGTGATCACCAGCTATAGACGTGCCCTTCAACTCTGAAACTGTCTTGAGATGGTCTTCTTTCAATACAAACTCCACATCTCGCTTTTCCATCTTGTGTTCCTTACACTTGATTGTTTTGGAGTGCTTACAAGACTGAACAGAACTTGTTGTCTTATAACCACATTCACAGGTGTATAACGTTCCCTTGATAAACTCAGCCATTAACCAGTGTTATATTAGAAAAAAAAAAATTAAACGTAGGGTTTACCCTAACACCACAGCGCTATAGGGTAGTAAGGGTTTACCTATTTTTTTTTTTTTTAAATTTCTGAAAATAGTTTTCATATGAAAAATTCACATGGTTTCAAGTGTTCATTTGTTCTGGTATGTTTTGCTTACATATATCAACAAGCAGCTAAATAATTTCTCATAACTGCTCTTATACCATTGAAATGACTTTCTTTTCCTACAGTAAGATACTTGGCAGCCTTATATGCGGAAGGATATGACACCAAAACTGTCTCGATATTATTCTTTGTTATATCAATTCCCAACTTGGCATACTTTTCTATTAGTTTCAAAGATTTTGTGGCTTCTCTCCTGATCAGTTCATCAGGGTCTTTCTTCTTACCAATCTTAGAAGCACCTATTGCCTTTTTTGCTTCATCTGTATGTTTAAATGACCAACCATTGTTAGTAGTCGTCATTTTCACCTCCGGATGTCGTTCCCAGTATTTTCTCAAAAGTATCCTGTCGCTTCCAAAAATATTGCTAACCAAATACTCTACGAGCGTCTTCCTCATCATATGAGAAAAGTCCATAGACATCACCCAATATAGTTCATCTGCTACTTGGTCATCACTGGCAATCCTTCTGCCATCAGTATATTCTTGACCTATGCGTTTCATATGGTCAATTACTGCTTTTGATGAAATATCAAGTAAATCAGCAGCAAATAGAGCAATGGCTCGTTTTGTTGCTCCGGGCCCATACTCATCTTTTGCCTGCTGAATAGAGCTCTCGATGTCTTCCGCAGTTGCTGCCCTCGGCCCTGTCATATCTGGCACAATGCGGTTCTTCATCGCCTCTCTGTGATTTGCCAACCCCTGTTCGCTGAGTTTCCCACCCAGCCCTCCTTCTTTGAGATTGTATCCGTATTTCTTATTGGTCGTCTTGAAGAACTTGGTATACACTTCTTCCCAATAACACGCATCCTCCTTGGTATCACACCACCTCACTGTGATAACTTTAAAATTCCCAGCACCATAATATTTGATAGCATTTTCTATGGCAGGGCATTTACGTTTTGTTTTCCTGCTATTGTTCACGTGGCATTCAAAGCGTTCTTCTGCTGTCAAACTGGAATATCCTATGTAAAATTTTCTTTTTGGGCTGATGAGGTTGTATACGCAGAACGGTGATTGAAATATCATTTGATATGAGATTTCAAAGTATGTTTACAATTACTTTTTGTCGATATAAATGGCAATTATGTTTCCTGGGTCAAATGATATTTGTATCATTGACAAATCACGATACAACTATAGACACAAGTTTTTGTATTTAATGTTTAACCGAACAGGGGTTTGGAATAAATGTTGGGGTCGATGCTGGATTGTTGCCAGGGGCCTACGTCTGCCTTGGGGATGATGGGGTCTGCGCGCAGGTCGTAGTTGGCATTCTTCAGGGAAGAGCCCTGGGTGTTGACACCAATCCACTGGGTGGCGGTCAGGAAGTTCTGTGCCTGCAGGTTCTTGGGGGCCCACATGTCAAAGTCGGCTGCCTCGGGAGAAGGCTTGGGCAGCAGCTGAGAGGAGGGGGTGAGCAGGGGCATCATGGGCTGCATCACCTTGGGCACGGAGGTCTCGGCATCGGCAATGTCGCTGCCCTCGAGGTTCACAGTGTCGTAAGTCTCGGCATCGGCCATGTCATCACCCTCCTCAACGTACACATCATCATCCTCGCCATCGAACATGTCATCGCCCTCGAGGTTCACGATGTCATCATCCTCCTCATCGGTCTCGGGGTAGTAGATCTCATCATCCTCCATGTCATACTCAGAGCCCTCGGCGCTGTTCATGTAAAACTCTGCCTTCTTGTAAGGGTTGGGGATGGCAATCTTCTTGCCAGAGAAGTTTTCCCACACCTTGTAAAGCACAAACACAATAGCAAGTGCGGCCAAAACCTTTATAATCATGTGCGAGTCCATTGCTTCTTTATATGTTAATATATATTATTTTTTTTTTGACTCGAAAATTTTACGCAAATCGCATTTTTTTGCGTGAGTTCGCGGACCAACTCACACGCCTATGACAATATTTTATCTTACAACTCTGTGTATGACCACTTAAAACCAGCTGCTGTTTTTAGTTTGTCGCGAGCACATGCTCTTATCTGAGACCCATTTTCCTTTCCGAGAGATCGTGCCGCTTCTCCACTCGAAGCAAACCAGTCTACGTATGTACCATCGCTGGTATATTGATACACTTTCTTTGATCCAGGATTCTTCTCACCGGTCTTTGCTTCGCTCAGTTTCTGCTTGTGTTCCTTGGTGAAAGTCTTCCCGGATTGTGCTTCGCTAATTTTTTGCTTGGTCTCGGGTGTGAGAGACTTACCGGTCTTTGCTTCGCTCATTTTTTGCTTGGTCTCGGATGTGTGATTTTTCCCGTACATGTGATGCTTCTCACCTTTATGTGCTTCACTCATTTTTTGCTTGGACTCAACGCTATACTTGCCATGAGCACCACCACCTTCCTTGAGATTGTATCCACCGGGTGCCAGAGTTCCTAACAATGCCACCAGCATCTCCTCGTAAAAGTTCAGATCTTCGTCGGGAATCTCGTACCACTCGACGTCGAAGTTCTCCCACCCGTACTTCTTGATGGCGCCGATGAACGCCTTGCATTTGCTGCTCGGTCTTTGATGTTGCAACATGCGTTTTTCTATGGGTTGAATGGTCTGCCCGATGTACGCTTTCTGCGACACTCGGTAGGTAGCTTTGTAGATGAAACCCATTTCTATGGGTACTTTACATTTTACTTAATTTTATCGCGGATGTGTCGATATGCGGGTGTCATTTATCGGTATGTATATCGACAACTTTTATATCAAACAGATGGCACTGCAAAAAAGTACATGGGTTTGATGGAGTCGAAAAACACCAACTACTCGAAATAAGTTGTTGCAGGTTTCTTGAACTTTGTTATCTTGCACTTGGGAGGCTTCACGATCTGAAGCTGGACTAGAGAGAAAATTACGCCAAACTCAAGCTGACCAAAGTTAATCTCAGAGGCTTCGAGGATACAGCGTATTCCAACGGGAGTTTCAAAATCGTTGCCGATGAGGCGTTCTTCCTCGTCAAAGGATGCCAGATCCTTGTCAATTTTCACCTTGAGAGTGTTTCCGTCCAGGAAAGACTTTAACCCATCTTCTATGGTTTCATCATCAAGGTCCTTCTTGAACCAAGAGCTCTTGTTTACCTTGGTAGCAGCAAGAATACTTCCCTCTACATCCTTGACAAACTTGGCAAACTTGGCGGAAACTTTTAGGGAAGCAGTATTTGTCATGGGTTCGTTAAGCACGACGACCGGTGTCTGGATCATAAGAGGTTTAGAAAATGGCACAATATACATACCGTTTTCCTTACGCATTGTTGAAAAATGTTCAATCACAGGGGAAACGTCCTCATAATATTGCACAGTAAGTTCTTCCGGAGAGTTGTGCATTTCAAATACATTAACTTCCTCTGCAACCTCAGCAACCTCCTTTTCCTCAGCAATCTCCTCTTCCTCAGCAACCTCCTCTTCCTCAGCAACCTCCTCT